ATATCGTAACCGTCCTTCGCTGCATATATACAAGGTAAATCTATCAAAGTCCTGATAATAGGGTCAGATAAGTACACATTCATGTACGTTCTTGCATCCCCAATCTGTGGTTCTTTGTTTGCTCCTCCTCCATAACCCCCCATACCGCTATTGTTTTGAAGTTTGATGCGTTTTATAACGCCCGCTCCAAAGCTGCGTGGGCTGTCCTTATCAAAAGGTGGATTTTCCCCGACTGTTGCGAATTCTCTTCTTCTGCCAAAAGGCAGATAATCACGTAGAGGCATGGCTATCAATAACTATAACACGGGGACAGTATATAAAGCTTTCGCTCAAATGCCCCCCGGTGACTGTTTATTTAACGAACTTTGGCCTCTTCTTGATGTAAAAACACCTTGTCCGGTCCATCCACCACCGCTTTTTATATCAGCACGCCTAGTAGGCATCGATACTGATGCAAAATTTCCTGAAATTGGCAACATTGACAGCGCTCCATGCAATGCTATAGCTGTACTATCACAATAATCGTCATGTTTACCATTAGGAGCACTTATTTTCTCTGTCTTATTAGCAGCATCCATCACATATTCTAAATCTACGTGCTCTCTATACCACTTATTTACCAACTTTGCTTGGTCTGGTGGCAAATCTTTAGGGTCTGGTACTATAACTTGGTTCTTTTGCAGGTACGTTACCATGTCTCTGTAGACACGGGTTTTAGTACCTTTCGCTCCACCTGTAAAAATGAACGGTATAAACTGTATACCACTCTCTATACACGCCAATCTTATATCTTGTTCAATCGCTCCACCCATACCCGTCGCATCAATAATAAGCCTATCGGCACCAAAGCCCCTAGACACAGCCATAATGCGTTCTCGTTGGTATGGTATATCGTGACCGCCAGTTCTTGGACTGATTTCTTCCAAATAAACAAGTCGTGCCACATTTTGTGTAGTTGATTTCTCGCAAGTCCATACACTGATAACAGTGCTATTAACGGATTTACCAATATCCACGCCCACACTACAATTAGGAACTTCCGTTCCGAGCTCGTAAAATCCGAGTCCGGGTCTGAAAGTTCCCCGTAATACTTCCGGATTGAAGATATTAGACGACGACTCCACGAAATCACATTCATATTCTGTCCTCCAATATATCGAATCTTCTCCCCATTCCATCATTTTTGTTAACATATCTTCTTCAGTATAAGGTGGGTCGTAAGCCCTACCTCTCTTCACGGCATCTCTCCACGTATAATGTAACCTAGAAAAACTATCAGCATAAGCGTCATCATATAAATATCTGTGCATGTGGTTTTCTTTACTCTTTGGAGTCCCTAAGTTAATAAATGGCGCTGTGTTAGATATAATCGATGGTTCTACATTGTCTATAAATAACTTGTCATCTATTAACGGACTCTCATCCACTATTAAAAAAGTTGGGTGCTGTCCTCGTATAGCTTGCCCCTGATTAGATGCAGCTATTGGGGCTCTACGAAGAACTGTTCCACCCTTCATTGTGATATTAGGTTTGTTATGGAAACGGTAATGCTTCACTAAACCTTCTAGAAAGGCATTATCTGCAAAATGCCTGTAACAATAATTAAATATCAAACTTGCTTGGTCTTCACTTGGAGCCAAAACAAATATTAAATCTCTGAATCTCTTAAAAAACATGTAGACAACTACAGCTACCGAAAGAGCAAAAGACTTGCCACTACCTCGTGGAGCCAAGATAGCTACCTTACGATGTTTTGCGGGGTCATTGGAAGGATACGTTAGAGATTCAACAACTATATCCTCTTGCATCGGCCTGAGTCTTAATGGCCTACGCTTATTATCTATTAAATAACATTCACAAAATGCACGAATCAACAAAGTCATCTTCTTTTTGTCGGTTCTGCATTTCTCAAAAATCTTTTCTAAGGCTATAGAATCGTGCGCGGCAATTCCACTAATCGCTG